TTTCAAATTAAGGAGGACGATATGAAACTACTTAAAGACATATGGGGATGGCTTAAAGAGTGGAATGATTGGAACATGAAAGACTGGATTAAAGCTGGTGTTGTGTGTGCAATCGTTTTAGCTATTCTTTGGAAAATGGGTGGAGCCTAAATTATGTGGCAACTACTCGCTAAACCTCTACTCGGAGTTGTAACAGACTCCGTTAGAGGCTTCGTTGAAACTAAAAAAGCAAAAGCAGAATTAGCTGTTACTGAAATTAAAGCTGCGAAAGCTTTGAAGGAACAACAGATAGAGGGAAAAATTTCGTGGGAGGCCAGTGCGGTCGATCAGATGAAAGGGTCTTGGAAAGATGAGCTAATTTTAATATGCCTGTTAGTTCCGGCGGTGGCAGTCTTTATTCCTGGATGGACACCACATATCAAAGAGGGCTTTGAAGCTTTACATTCACTGCCTGATTATTATAAACACTTATTATACATTGCATGTTCAGCTAGCTTTGGTATTAAAGGTGCTAAAGGAGCAATGGGATTAATTACAAAAAAGAAATAATATATGGATCCAATAGAATTAATAGAAGAACTAAACAGAATAATTAAGAATAATAAAAAAGCAGTGCACGATGTTGTATTGACAGACGCTGCTACAGACTATACTAATTATAAGTATATGATGGGTCAATTAAAAGGCCTTGATAACGTAGAACAAGAATTTAAAGAGTTCTTGCAAAAAAGGAGAATACAATTTGAGTAAGCCGATTCCAGACCAAGTTTTAAACTTTGGTAAAGTAGCAAAAGATCAAGTAGAAGAAATTGATCCTAATAATATTCCAAAAAAATTAACTGATAGATTACCTAAACCCACAGGGTGGAGAATCATAATTTTACCTTACAAAGGAACAGGTAAAACAAAAGGCGGTATCATTTTATCAGATCAAACAATTGAAATGCAATCAGTCAGCACAACATGTGGATATGTGTTAAGTGTTGGACCAGATGCATACAATGATGTAAACAAATTCCCGGAAGGTCCGTGGTGTAAAGAGAAAGACTGGGTTATCTTTGGCAGATATGCAGGTTCTCGCCTACAAATAGAAGGTGGAGAAATTCGTATTTTAAATGATGACGAAATTTTAGCAACAATCAAGAATCCAGAGGATATCTTGCATTTATATTAATAACATGGAGGAGCCATGCCAGAACAAGCAATAAACACAGCAAAAGATGAACCTGTCGTTAGTGTCCCATCAGAAGGGGATTCTGTAGATATTAATCTACAAGAAGAAAAACAAGAAGAAACTAAAGATAATTCACAACTTGAAGTTGTAACTCAAGAAGGTCAAGGTGAAGAACTTGAAGAGTACAGTGATAAAGTTAAAACTAGAATTAACAAACTTACAGGCAAACTACGTGAAGCAGAAAGAAGAGAACAAGCTTCTTTTCAATATGCAAAACGTGTAGCAGATGAGAATAAAAAACTAAAAGCTAAATCAAATAGCTTAGATGCTTCCTATATTCAAGAATTTGAAGCTAGGACTCAAATAGAAACTAAAAAGGCGGAACAAGATTTACAAACTGCAATTCAAGCAGGAGATGCGTCAGCACAAGTTGAAGCACAAAAAGCCTTGGCAAAGTTATCTATTGACAATGAGCGTCTTTTAGCTACAAAAGAAGCTAAGGAAAGTTTAAAAGAGGAACAGAAAGAGGATGTCACACCTGAACAACTTCGAGAAGCTCCTCCTAAAAAAGTAGATCCTAAAGCCGAAGCTTGGGCTGAAAAAAACCCTTGGTTTGGTAAAGATGAGGCAATGACTTATGCTAGTTTTGGAATACATAAAAAACTAGTTGAAGAAGATGGATTCAATCCTAATTCAGATGAGTATTATGCTGAAATTGACAAAAGGATCAAAACCGAGTTTCCCCATAAGTTTGGGGCAAATAGTTCGGAATCTACGAGACCCGTCCAACCCGTAGCTTCTGCTGGTCGTTCAACAACGCAATCAACATCAGGACGCAAGACAGTTAGACTATCTCCGAGCCAAGTCCATATCGCCAAGAGACTTGGAGTACCTCTGGAGGAATACGCTAAATACGTGAAGGAGTAATAGCATGGAAGATAAAACCAAAAAGACCTCACGCACCGATGCTTCTCGTGAAAAAACAAAGAGAGCACAACCTTGGCGCCCACCGTCAAGCTTAGAAGCGCCACCGGCGCCTCCAGGATTTAAACATAGGTGGATAAGAGCTGAGACTCTAGGAACTGAAGACAGAAAGAATATGGCTGGAAGACTTCGTGAAGGATTCAGCCTAGTTCGTGCTGATGAGTTTCCAGATTTTCACTCACCTACAATAGAAAATGGATCGCACGCTGGTGTTATCGGAGTTGGTGGATTATTGCTTGCTCGTATACCAGAAGAAATTGTCGAGGAGAGAGCGGAATATTTTGCAGAGCAAACTAAGACGCAAGAAGAATCTGTCGATAATAATCTTTTTAAAGAGCAGCATAGAAGTATGCCTATTTCTTCCGAGAGGAATAGTAGGGTTACTTTTGGCAGTGGTAGAGGAAACGACAAAAATTAATTTTTGTTATGGGTCCTATCACTTATAAAACAACTAACTGGTTAAGGAGGACTTATAACCATGGCAAATAAAGACGCACCGTTCGGTTTTAGACCTGCAAAGATGTTGGGTGGAGCACCATTTAATGGCGGCCAAACAAGTTATGGTATTGAAAGTGGATATTCTAGTAATATCTTCACTGGAGATGCAGTTGAGTTACACACAGACGGTACTGTTACCGTAGGTGCTGCAGCGGCAACTAATTTAATTGGCGTATTTAATGGATGTTTTTTCACCGACTCTACAGGTAAACCAACATTCTCAAAACACTGGCCTGCAAGCACTGTCGCAAGTGATGCAGTAGCTTTTGTTATTGATGACCCAAACGTACTTTTCGAAGTACAAGAAGACAGCACCGATATTGGGGCCTCATGGCCTGATAATAGAGGGTCAAATGCTGACTTAGTATCAACTCACGCAGGTAGCACAGCTATTGGAAGATCTAAACAAGAGTTAGACTCTAGTACAATTACTGCAGCTACAGCACAATTCAGAATCGTAGACGTATGTACGACTGAAGGTAACAGTGACACAGCAAGTGCAAATGGAAACTACATCGTTAGAATTAACGAAGGTCTTCATTATGCTAATACTGCTGGTATCTAATAGGAAGGACTAATAGATGGCTATATCAAGAAGTCAACTTGTCAAAGAGTTGGAACCTGGTCTTAATGCATTATTCGGTCTAGAATATGCAAGATACGAGCAGGAGTGGTCAGAAATTTTTGACACTGAAAACTCAGACAGAGCGTTTGAGGAAGAAGTAGAACTTTCTGGCTTTGGTAGTGCACCAGTAAAAGCTGAAGGAGCAAGCGTACAATTTGACGATGCTACAGAAGCTTTCACTAGTCGTTACTCACACGAAACAATTGCTTTAGCATTTGCTATTACTGAGGAAGCCGTAGAGGATAACCTTTACGACAGCCTAAGTTCTAGATATACAAAGGCTTTAGCACGTTCAATGGCTAACGCTAAAGAAATCAAGGGCGCAAATGTTCTTAACAGAGCATTTAACTCTTCTTTCACAGGCGGAGACGGTGTTGAATTATGTTCAACTGCACACTTAACAGTAGCAGGTGGCAACTATGCCAACGAACTATCAACATCTGCTGACTTGAACGAAACATCATTAGAGCAGTCATTAATTGACATCGCAGGCTTTATTGATAATCGTGGTCTTAAAATCGCTGTAAAGGCAACAAAGATGATCATTCCAGTTAATCTTCAGTTCGTAGCTGAAAGATTAATGAAGAGTCAGTTAAGAACTGCAACTTCAGATAATGACATTAACGCTATCGGTAACATGGGTATGATCCCTGGCGGATACGTTATCAACCATTATCTAACAGATACAGATGCATTCTTTATTAAAACTGATGCACCTAATGGTCTAAAGCACTTTAATCGTGCGCCTATCAAAACTTCTATGGAAGGCGATTTTGATACAGGTAACGTAAGATACAAAGCTAGAGAGAGATATTCATTTGGATTCTCTGACCCTAGAGGTATCTTTGGCTCACCAGGAGCTTAATAAATAACCAAAGAATGGGGGTATATCCCCCATTCTTCTTATTGCAAATTTTCTTTAAAACTGTATACATAAATATAAGAACTACGTAGACTGCATATGCAGACGATATAGAGACTATGTAGTAAGGTCTATATAACCAAGGAGGTTTAAAATGGCAAACTCAACATTTAGTGGTCCAATAAGATCAAAAGGTGGATTTAATGTAATTAATGAAGCTAGCGATACAGGAGCAATTACAGAAACTGGTTTCTCTGTAAACTCAACAGGACAACTTATTTCACTAGGAACCAGAAAAATACAAACATTCGCAGTAGATTTATCTGGAACAAATGCAGCATCAGTTACTTATGGTGATAATGATGTTCTAGTAGAACTAGGTGCACTAAACACAGATCATCCAGATGCTTTAGTAACAGCAAGTAAATTCTTTATTCATAAAGTAGTGCTTGGTATTACAACTGCAGCGGCAAGTGATGCTCAATCATTAGCTAACTTACAATTATCTGCAACTTCAGGTACAGCTACTAACACTGCTATATCTTCAGGAACTGAAATTGTAGGAGCTGGTGTAGCATCATTCAATCCAAGAATTTCTGCTACTGATTCAGTAACAGAGGTTGATATTGATTTAGATGCCACTGCTGGTACTTACCACGTTTTTGCACCAAACATTACCGCAGCTATTGCAAGTAAAAACTTGTACTTAGGTGCTGGTGCAGCGGCTGATGCAGCTTTAACTGCATTTCGTGGAACACTTGAAATAGAGTATTCAGTATTCTAAAAAATAACGTGGGGCTTCGGCCCCACAGTTCTTAATTAAGGAGGGAACATGGCAGACGTAGTAACAGGACCGACAATCCTACAACAAAACGACAATCGTGTCGTAATTAAAATTGTTAATCAATCAGATGGATCAGGTGGCACTACAGTTTTTGGTGATGTATCAGCATTAACTGCTAGAGCAGATGGAACTGCAGTAGCACATTTAGGACTACTAAGAGTTTGGTATTCTTGTCAAGGCGGTGATGGAGGAAACTCTTATGCACGTTTAGATGAAGAAGATTCAGATGGTGACATTCCTATCATTGGTTTAACAGGAGCAGGTTATTGGGATTTTAGAGAGTTTGGTGGAATACCAGCAGACAAGTCTAGTAACAGTAATCAAAGCGATGTAAATTTTGTAGTTCCAGGTGAAGCTGATGCAGGTAACATGTACACAGTTATAGCAGAGTTTCAAAAAATTTATTAATGATACATGGCTACTTCAGGCACAACATCATTTGATCTAACGATAGAAGAGATCATCGCAGAATCTTATGAGAGGTGTGGCCTTTACGTAAGATCTGGATATGATTTAAAGACATCTAGAAGATCACTAAATTTATTATTTGCAGAGTGGGCAAATAGAGGATTGAATCTTTGGACTATAGAACAAAGAACAAAAACCCTTACTGCTGGCACTTCATCTTATG